ACTGGCGAGGGCTTTTAAAGCGCCGCCAACCGTGAAAAAGGGTGGCGAATTCTTACCTGGCGACGATCTTAAAAACAAAAATTTAGCGATTTTCCTGAAGATTGCACAGCCGCGTGTTAGTTACACCCAAATTGCGGCACAGATTGGAGAAACAAAAACAACAGTAAGAAAGTGGTTTGCCGACGACCCGCATGTACGTGAGCAGTATGAGTGGTTGCTGCATAACTTAACTGAAGGCGCACTTGAGTATTTAAGAACTTATACGTTGGAAGCGGTTGCGACTTTAGTTTCGTTAATGCGCTTTGGCTCAGAGAAATACATGCTTGAAGCAGCTAAGGAAATTCTGGATCGCGGCGGTCTTGCCAAAGTTACCAAGCAAGAGGTTAGTACTAATAAAACTGAAACTCACACTTGGGATGAGACTTTGGTAGAGCGAGTACGTGAACTTCCTGAAGAGCAACAAGAAAAAGCTGCCACGATGATTGAAGAAGTTGAAGCTTTCTTGGAAAGTCACGAAAAAGAGGCTGCTGCTATCGAAGAAACTGAAGATGAGCAGCCCGATAAGTGATTTAATCGATCAAGCGTGGTCAGAACTATTACTAACCACAATTAGCGGCTCTAAGTTTGCTGCTAGTGATGAAACCACAATTGGGCATTGGTTAAATGCTAAAAGTATTTTGGCTGATGCGAAGGCTTTAGCTGATCAGCCAGTACAGCAACAAAAATCTGGTGGAGCAGTAATAAGTGGACGAATAGGCGGTACTCATACTTATCCGCAACCGCCAGTTACAGGGATTACTAATTATGGAATTTCAACCGGCGCAAAGATTACAGCTAAGCCAACTGACTGGGCGTGGGAATTAGACGAAATTAAGAATCTCGGTGGTGGATTGGTTCGATTTGATTATGGAGGATCAGGACAAGACTGGCTCGTTCAAGAGATTTTAAATAGAGGAATGAAGCCGATGTTGCTTATCGGCGGCACACTTCATGGGGTTCCGACTCCTTCCGCTCATGCCCAAGCTGTTACGGCCGCAATGACGAAATGGAAGGGCAAGGTTCCAGTTGTAGAAGTCGGCGGTAATGAACCAAACCTTAATGGGCAAACTCCACAGCAACATGCAGCACTTGTTAAAGCCAGTTATACAGCAGCCAAGGCTGTTGACCCAAAAGTAATTGTTTTAAACGGTGGTATAGCACCAGCAGCAGCGACACTCTCGTATGCGCTTCAGCTTGTTCCACTTTTAAAAGGAAGCATTGATCATTTTAATATGCACTTATATGAAGATGCTTATGTAGTTGCATCATGGAATAACTGGTCACGGTGTTTTGATCCTTCGGTATTAGGTGGCCAGCCATCAATTCGACAGGCGCTTGATTCAAATGGTATGTCGAATATTCCTATTTGTTCAACCGAGTCAGGAGCAAATGTTCCTAAGGTGACTGAAGCAGTACAAGCAAAAACTGTTTTTAATGCATTTGATCGCGCTGCAAAGTTGCGCGCGACAGGTGATATGAGTTTCGTACTTATTTTCAGTATGCGAAATACAGATTATGCGCCGGGATGGGGCTTGTGCCGCGACGATCATTCCAGGCGTCCTTCATGGACTGCCGCTAAAAATGCATTTGTGTAGGGGGAACTAAGTGGCGAGAAAAAATAAGACTGTAAAAGAAATGTTCTCGCGTAATGATCCCTGGTGGGGATTTGCGAGTACCAGTTTGCGTCAAAGCTGGTCTGCAATTACAAAATCATTTTATGGAACGCCGTATCAACCAGTTTTAAGGAAAACGACAGTCGATGTAGACAAGGCTCGCGCTCTTTACTTCAATACTGATCCATCAATTTCATTTGGAGCGCATTTTGCTAAGCCAATTATTGACTCTGCTGCTGATTTCATCGGCGCACCGTCATATCACACAGGCAATGAAACGATTGACACCATATTGCAGGACTGTGTAGAGAAATATTGGAAAAGCTCGCTGTGGGAAACATGGAAAATAATGATGCGGGACAGCAAATGTTGGGTACGTATGCGAGGAATGCCAATTAATGCGTTGACCACTCCGGATGAAGTCGGCAGAGTTTATTTAGAGCCGATTGTGAAGGAACGTGTTACTCCAATCTACGATCCTTACACAAACGAGTTAATGCGTATTGAAGTCAGCAACATTATTTTTGTTGAAGATGAGGAATCACAAGTAGCGATTAACAGCGTATTGAATCCGGCAAGGCATTCAGGCCGCGAGCATGAAATTATCGAAATAATTACTCCAGACGAATACAGATATTACGACGCAACTGATGAACGCGAATTAGAGAACTTAAGAACAACGAATCAGTGGGGATTTATTGGATTTGTTGAGTTTGTTAATGAGGCAGATAGCTCTCTCGACGGGGGAATTTCAGATTTAGAGGGCGTCTACCCATTCTTGCAGGCTCACCACGATATTTTCACACAAACAAAGGTTGCTCATAAGCAACATGCGGTTCCGAAAGTGAAGTTCAAGATTAATGATATTCTTCCTTTTATTCAGAATAACTTTCCTGATGCTATCGACCAAGAAGGAAACTTTACTGGACGAATTACATGGTCAGGAAAAGAAATTCTGTTTATGCAGTCTGAGGAAGATGCAGAGTTTCTTGAAGCAAAAACGGCGCTCGACGGTTCCGTATCGCTGTTGGAGTTTGTACTTGATTCGATTGCTATTGCGAGTGAAAGACCGGAATGGATTTTCATGCGTAATGAAGGCATCGAGGCTCAATCATCACAGACTCCACAGACTCTTCCTTTTAAAAACTTGATCTGGCGTAAAAGAGCGAACGCTGAAGAGTCATTGATTAAGTTGGGAAAGATGGCGCAAGTAGTTTATGCAGGAACCGCTCTTCGTCCTGATCTTTCGTGGGGGCCAATTGAAATGACTGAGCTTGTGCAAGAGTCGCAGGCTTTGCAACAGATTACGGCCTCGGCTGAAATTGCGAACAGGGCAGGTGTCATTGACCGCACGACTTATCGACAAAAGATTCGCCGGTTCTATCCGGGAATGAAATCAAATGCCGATGAGGAAGCATCCGCGCAAACGGAACTTCAAGCCGAACAGGATCGTCAACTTGAAGTCGCTCGACAACAAGCTGAAATTAAAGCAGAAACAACTGCTAAGGCAGCAAAGTCTAACGGCGCTGGCCCGAACTCGACGCGCGACCGACTACCTCTCGATGTAGTACCCCCAGGGGATTGATTTAAATGGCAGTACGTCGCGGACGACCGACAAAGATCAGAGTTAGGAAAAGGGCAAGACTTCAAAACCTTGCCGGGTCAGCTAGAGCTAGCGCAATGAATCCTAATCAATTAGCCGCATCTATTTGGCGTGACCTTCTCAGACCACGGAAACCGCGTGGAGGGAGATAGATATGAGCTTATTACTTTGGATAATTTTAATACTACTTGTCGTTGGTATCTTTGGCGGGGTTTTTGTAACAAAACTTTTATGGCTTCTTTTGATCGTTGCCTTGATTGTGTTCTTAATCTCATTTTTTACAAATCGTGGCAACGCAGCTTAAATGGGGTTCTAAAGATTGGAAGACTCACTTGCGTAGAAGTTTGGCTCAACGCAAGCGATACGGGGAAGATATAAAGGATATTGAAGGATTAATAGACTACATCGAAATCAAAGGGCCAGCTAAACGAAAGAAGAAAAATGGCTAAAGCTATTTTAAGAGCAGATGTAGGAACTACCTTAGGCGTTACAAAAACAACAAAAGGAAAGATGACGCCTAAGAAAATAAAAGGAATCAAGATTCCAGGGATTCAACCTCGGAATTACAAAGAGCAGAAATAAGAAACGAAAGGAGGATTAATATCAATGGCTAGAAAGCGGGTAAATGTCAGTTCGCCAAAAGGAGCGACCGCTTCAAAGGCTGCACCTGTTGGTAGTTCGCTATTAGATGAAAGTTCAGGCAGTACAAGAAGCGCGCGTGTTCTTTCTGGTAGCGCTACTGTTAATCCAGGTTATCGATTAATTACGAATACTTCTAATAGTGTAGTTCAGCCACGAATTGTTAAATCTGTTGATCCTAGCCTTGGGCAGGGGCCAGCTAAAGCAGGTGGCGCAGGTCGTTATGCCAATATGAATGACCGCGTTGTTAAAGCAAATATTGTGCGCGCACCTAGAAGCGGTACGCAAGGTGTTACTAGCCGCGATTCGCGCGTAGTTCGTCCTGCAAGAACTGCTGTTCGTATTGGTACAGGCGGACACGCAAAAATTAGGAATGTTTAATTATGGCGGGTCACAATAATCAGTCGCGGCGACGTGTGAGTGTAAGCACAAGATCGTCACAGGTTCATAGGTCGCCAGCTACGCGAACAGGTGTGGCAATTCGGCCAGCGCACGTAGCTCTCAGGCGCATGGATCGTTCGGGCAACGGCACCATTACATCTTATTAGGGTGGTAAGCAATATGGATGAAAAAACAAAAATCGATATTCATGCCCCAATTGCTGAGCTTACTTCCGATGCTGGTGCAATTGTTAAATTAGACAGAGAATTAATTGACACGATTACCGATGGCGATGATAAGCCGCAATTTGTAGTGGTATGTATCGAAGAAGGTAAATCGAAGAATCAGATTTATTACGGGCCAGCAGTTTTGGCGAGTGTTGCAGAGCAAATTAATGAGAATCAGCCCGTCGGTTACCTGGGTCATCTTCACACGACTCGTGAAAATAAAGAAAATTTGCTTCCAGAGCCGCAGGCTGTTTGGCTCGGCGCAACTACCGTAAAAGAAGGAAATAAAACCAAGCTTTATGCTAAGGGTTATTTATTTCCAGAATCTAAAATTCGTAACTGGATTAAGCGAAAAGCTGTTAATTCAGTTTCATGGGCCGGGGATGCAGTTTTAACTCCTCTCGCCGGTGGGGGCTATACGGCCAAAGAAATAATGCTTGAATCATTAGATTTCTCTAGAAAGTTAAAACAAGGGATGAACGCTGGTGTAGTAGCGGTCGTCGCCGAAATGGAACATGAAGGAGGTAGAGAAGTGACGGCAGAAGAGATTGCCGCGTTGCAGCTTAGTGAGCTTGAGTCTCACAACCCTGGTCTGATTAAGACGATTAAAGAAATGCAAAAGAAAAATGATGATGAAGAGAAGGATTCAGCGGTTACCGCTGCTGTAGCCGAAAAGGATCAGGAGCTTGAAGCAAAGCTGAAGGAAGTACCTGAAGTCGATGAAATTCAGAAGCTTCGGGAGTATTTCGGAGTTGATCCTAAGACAAGTGTATTTGATGCTCTTGTTGAATTAACTGAGAAGTTCAGTGGTATGTCGAAGAAAATGCTTCAGAGCGTTCTCGACAAAATGCTGGAAGAGAAAGTACCGAACGAGCGCGCACGTAAGCTCGTTAATCGTCTTGTCTCAGTAACTGAAATGCGCCACAGCGATATGGAATTTATTTATGAGGCCGACAAGATCGAAACAGAGCTTGGTGAAAAGGTCGATGACTTGATTGAGAAGGACGAAGATATCAAGGCTGTTATTACTGAAATGGCTTCTGATCGTGGTGGCCTTAATTTACACAATAATGGTGGCAGCAAGAAGGATGACGATAATAAATTGAAGAGTAATGACAATCTTGAAGTAATCGAAAGCACAGTAGTTTAATAAAAGGAGGATTAAAGAGTGGGTTCTAGTGAGTTTACTCATCAGGACGATTCTCTCGCTCCTGTTCATACAGCAAATGCTGAACAGATGCACGCATATTTGGAAGGAGCGCCAGTGCCGAATAAGAATCTTAAGGAAGTTGTGATGGGGCCAGGTGCATTTGGTTCGCCTGATCCAGCCACACTTTCTCACACGCTTTTAACTAATGGCGATGAAATGATGAAGGCTGATAATGCCCCTGACCTGGAAGAGGACTCAGGAGGTTCCGGTTCCGGAGGCCCTTTAAGTCCTGATTCTACAGCTAAGGCTTTTAAAGAGGCTGTAGAGAAGGCCAATTCTCATGAGGAATTAGATGAAATTGAGAAGATGCACGATGAACGTGATGAACCTTATGCCACTGTTGACTCGGCTCTTGAAAAGCGTCGAGGGCAGTTGGATGAGTCTAGCTAATTATCGAGTATTTGAAGGGAGGATAGCTTAAATGGGTCGATTAAAGCATGAAGGCGATGCTGTAGACGTTACTGCTCCAAGCGGTTCCGCAATTGTTTACGGCGAATTATATCGCATTGATGGTTGGACTGGATTTGCAATGGCAAATATTGCTCTGACTGACACCGAGCGGAAGCTTGCGCTTGAAGTTAGTCCGAGTCGTGTTTGGTATTTCTCAGTCCCGTCCGGCATTGTTGCTGCTCGCGGTGACCTTCTTAACTGGACTTCGGGTGCAGGAATAAAAGTTGGTTCCACTGATTTGGTTGCTACCGGCACAGGTGCTGGCCCTGTAATCAAGGTGGAAGAAGCAAAAGATGCAAACTTTGTCATCGCTGGCCGCGTAATGCAGCACACGGCAGCCTAATTACGTTTATAGAAAGGAGGGAAACTTAAAAGTGGCCCAAACACGAATTCTTAGTGAGGCTTCTGAGCGAGAAAAGCTCCGCGAAAGCGGCGCGACTAAAACAGTAGTTCGCTTAAAGCGGCCGATCAAGGAAATGATCGCAACCGCCAACGGCGCAATGGACTTAATTCAGAAGGTACGAGTCGATGTTGAATTTGGACAGGCTGAAGTGCCTCTGCTCTATGAACCAATTTATGATCGTATTCCAGGCCCGTTCCCTGGCCGTGCTGTGCAGCTTGGCGAGAACCTTCTGCAAGCTAACATCATCTTTCTTGAGAAATTTGAAGGCGGCGAGGTTCAATTCGGAACTCTGTCCCGTGGTGTGCCGAAGTTCGTAACGCTCCAGACTTATGCGGCAGCGTTTGAGTACACAGAGGACATGCTGGAATGGGATTCGACATTTGAAGTTGAAATGTTGAACCGCGCAATGGGACGTGCTTATAACTATTTACTTAATCATCTTCATCTTTCGCCAATTATCACTTACACCTATACGTCTGGTGCTAGCTCAAACACCACAGCATTTGATACTACTGGTGCAGATGTTCAGCATAAGACGTTAAATACATTCCGCAATGCTTATCAGACTGCTGTGAGCGCTAAGCCACAGCGGACGCCTAGCATTATTTTGGCTTCTGAATCTGATCGTTTCCAGATTGAGGATGCATTACTGGCACCGGTTCGTGATGCACAGGGTAATCCTCTGCCTCGCGTTCCTGTTGACACGATCATTTATTACGACGGTGCTTCAATCACTGTCGGCAATAAGACGTATACCTACAGCGGTGTTACACCGGGTACTGCGTACTTTGTTATGCCTAAATTCAAGTTTAAGGAATTTGTACATCACGATTTGCGTGTTGACGCTTCTGATGACGATCTTTCTCGTTTGATTGCTTCGGAAATTGTTGGCCGCGCACGTCGTGGTCTGTATGCTGATCTTGCTAACTCAGTGCAAAAAATCATTCTTGCGTAATTTAATTAGTATAAGGGAGCGATAATATGCCGAGAAAAGTATCAGAGGATAAGAGTGTCGCTTACTTTGACGAAAATCATCCGGCGGTTGAAGAAGCCGGATTTTATATCGTAGAAAAAGAAGCATCCGACAACGATGGTGAACTTAAATTAGGTCGGAAAGTATCTGGTTCCGATGATGGTGAAGGATGGGAATATGTCTCCTCTGGTTCCGACGAATAGAGAAAGGAGGGGATTAAACTGGCTGAAAACTTTACTAATGAAGGTTTAGACAGAATCTTAACCTATATTCCACGAAACAACAGCGCACCGGCACTTGATACAACCCTTTATTTGGCAGCAATTACAACTGCTGGAACGGTTGATGGTACTTCCGCTTTAACGGGAACGACTGTTCCGAATAGAAATACGGTTTGGGCAACAGATTATGTTACGGGTAACGCCGGTGCTACTCGCGGTGGTGGTGGAGAGCCAACAATCGGTACTGGTTCATATGCACGAAAAGCAGTGGCGAATACGGACTGGGGCGCACCAGCAACAGCAGGCTCCGGACGTAGAACGACTTCGGCACAGGAGTCTTTCGCTCAGTCTTCGGCGGCATGGTCAAACCAGAATGTAATCGGATTCGGAATCGTTACGTCTTCCAGCGCAGGTGCAGGCGTGTCTTACTTTTTCGCTAATTTCGATGACAACTCTACCGTCGCGGTCAATGCTTCGGGAATTGTTCTCCAGGTCACTCCTTATTGGGAATACGACATTTAAACTATCTCTTAGGAGTTTATTTAGAGATAAATTATATAGGCAGAGGTTATCCGATCCTAAGCGAAAGGAGAGCCATCTGCGAGGTTCATTCTTTATAAAGGTGGGAGTTAGAGAGGGTTTCCATACCAGCGCAATTTTTTGATGGAAACCCTCTTTGGCTTTCCTAAAGGGAGATTTTTATGTCAGTAACAGTGTACAACGGTACGCTATCGCAGTTTAATGCTGCTACTGATCCTATCGCTGGCGACCATTATTCTTATATTAAATTAGTAGATGCTACTGCCGGTAGCCTAAATCTTGCTGTAGTCGATAGCACAGGCAAACTACAAGTTAAATCTATTTTGGCCAATAGTGCTGGAACCAATATCGCTGTTATTGACTCTTCAGGAAAGCTACAAACAAAAACTACGTTATCAGATACTACCGGCGCAAATATTGCAGCGGTCGATGCATCAGGCAAGCTTACTGTTAAAGGTGTCTTAAACGACTTGACCGGCGCTAACACAGCAGCGGTTGATGCTCAGGGGCGTTTATCTAGTACTGATCGAATCACAGATAGCTCGGGCGTTAACTTTTTAGCTGTTGATGCAACTGGTCGAGCTTCAACTAAAACTTTTCTTTTTGATAGTGCTGGAACGAATGTTGCAGTAGTTGACACTTCTGGTCGATTACAAACAAAGAATATTCTGGCCGATGCAACGACTACAACTAACACAGTCATCGTAGACTCGGGCGGAATGCTTCATGGTCGCTTCGCGCCGATGACTGAGACGTTTTTAGCGCCTGCGGCGGTTGGAAATAAAGTTATTACTGTTGGACAGACAGCCGTAAGCCTTTCTACACATATGACCGGAGCGGC